TACGATTCTAATGGCTGTAACAATGGAAGAAGTATTAGCACAACTTAACCCTAAGTTGCGTAAGAGTATTATGATTGGAGACTCAGTACCTCCGACAGAATATGCAGAGACTCCAAGTTTTGGTTTAAACCGTGCTCTAGCAGGTGGATTGCCTTATGGTAGACAAGTATTGGTTTGGGGTTCAAAGTCCTCTGCAAAGTCCTCTCTATGCCTTCAGATGATAGGTCTAGCACAGAAGGAAGGAAAGATCTGTGCATGGATTGATGCTGAAATGTCATACGATAAGGTTTGGGCAGAACGCCTTGGCGTAGACTCTTCTAAACTCATTTACTCACAGGCTCGAACCATTAATGAAATGGTAGATGTTGGAACTAATCTTATTAATGCTGGTGTCGATATTGTTGTTGTTGACTCAATTACATCTTTGCTTCCCGCAATTTATTTTGAGAAAGACTCTGATGAACTTAAGCAGTTAGAAAACACTAAGCAGATTGGTGCTGAGTCTCGTGACTTTAGTAATGCTTGGAAGATGATTAACTATTCTAACAATAAGGTTAAGCCAACGCTATTTGTTCTTATTTCACAATCAAGAAACAATATTAGCGCAATGTATACAAGCCAGCAACCAACAGGTGGGCAGGCTACCAAGTTTTATTCGTCAACAGTTATTAAATTGTTCTCATCAGAATCAGATAATCAAGCAATCAAAGGCAAGATTAAGATTGGTGATAAGTTGATTGAAGAAAAGGTTGGAAGAAAGATTCGTTGGGAACTGCAGTTCTCTAAGACTTCTCCAGGGTTTCAATCAGGCGAATATGATTTTTATTTTAGAGGGGATGAAGTGGGGATAGATTCTATTGGAGATTTAGTTGACACCGCAGAGTCTGCAGGACTAGTAAATAGAACAGGCGCATGGTATCAGCTTGAAGATGGGACAAAAGTACAAGGACGTGATGGATTTATTGCTCGTGTAAAAGAAGATCTTAATCTACAGGAATCCTTAAAGAAGAAATTATCTGATGGCTGATTTTAAAATATTTCCTGGCAAATTTCCATGTAAAAAGTGTCACGAAGAGGTTTTGTCTTTAAGGTTTTGGCCAGAAAGTGGGGATGCAACCTGGATGTGTAGCAGCAAGCATATATCTAAAGTCAATCTTCTACCTCAAAAGAAAAAGAAAGCAGACTTTAAAAGTGAGTGAAAGATCAGAATCTAAAAGACTTGGAGCCAAACAGCACAAGAACTCTGGTAGAAATAATACCAAAGGTGATGCCTCATGGAACAATTTTGTTTTAGATTTTAAAGAGTGCTCAAAATCTTTTACTTTAAATCAAGATGTATGGGCAAAGGTAGTAACAGATGCTCTAAAGAAAAGTATGGATCCAGCACTTGTTATTGTTTTGGGCGAGGGGACACAGAAGGTACGACTTGCTATAATTGAATTAGATATGTTAGAACAACTAGTAGAGGGGGAATAAAATGACGGAAACAGGTCCACAGCATACAACATTAGATATGGTTAATGGTTTGGCAGAGATTGCCGACTTTATGGAAGATGAAGAGTTAACTACAGCACTCACAATGATTGCTAAGTTAATTATTAAGCCAGATATTCCCATGCCAGTTGCAGCAATAGAAATTGTTAGACTTCAGGCAATTGCAGGAAAGTTAGCACTAAAAGCTACTTGGATGGCAAATGTTGATAAAAATAATCGGGCAAAGAAAAACATATATTACACAGCAGCAGAAGCAGTTAACAACTTGGTATCAGCACTTAAATACATCATGCGCTAACCTGGTATACTTATATAAAACAAAGGAATATAATGACTAAGAATTTATTGCATGAAGTAATGATAAAGAGTGTCTCTAGGAAAAATAACATCCTAGACTCAGATGCCCTAATAGAGAAGATTCGATCTGGCTATGTTGTCAATCGTGGTCCAAAATTTACAACAAAGAAAACATTTGCTCCATCTACCATTGCATACTCTCATGGAGAATGCCCAAGATATTGGTATTTGGCATTTGATGGACAAACATTTGAGGATAATGCAGATGCTTATGGTGCTGCTAATATGACTGCGGGAACTCTTTCCCATGCTCGAATTCAGGATGCAATGATCGGTGCTGGCATTGTAAAGGTTTATAAAGACGATGAAGGTAATCCAACTACCGAATTTAAAATTCGTTATGATGACCCTCCGATCTTTGGTTACGGAGACGTAATGCTTGACTGGGAAGGTGAAGAAATTGTTGGAGAAATTAAAACAATGCTTAATGAGGGATTTGAATATCGCAAGAATTCAATGAAGCCAAAGACGGGCCACCTTATCCAGTTACTTATTTATATGAAAATTTTAGGAAAAAAGAAGGGCGTTCTTATTTATGAAAATAAAAACAATCACGAACTTCTTATCCTTCCAGTAGAAGTTGATGATAACTATCGTCAGTGGATTGAGAATGCTTTTCAGTGGATGCGTGAAGTACGCCAAGCCTGGGTTGACAGAACTCTCCCAACAAAAAACTATCGTTCTAACTCTAAGATTTGTAAGACTTGTCCAATTCAGAAAGCATGTTCAGATGCTGGAGATGGAACAATTAAGATTAAATCAATGGAGAAGTTAGTTGAAACTTTGTAATAAGTGTGATACATACTTCACGCCAAAAGTGTCTTATCAGATTTACTGCAGTGAAATGTGTAGAGATGATGCTACAAGAGAAAAAATTGCAGAGCGGTATCAAATTACTCGTAGACAAAAAAGAGTTGGCAAAATAAGAAAATGCTTAGGTGGTTGTGATGTTGATCTTTCAATCTACAACGACTCTGGATTTTGCTCTAATTGTAATATTAGCAAAAAGGCAGTAGATAAAATGCTTAAAGAATTGAAAGGGTTTATTGAGTATGAGCAAGAATAAGTGGGGAATAGAAGCAATGCCTAGAAACATCTGTGCTATTGATGCTAGTACTACTAGCCTTGCTTTTGCCATATTTAATACTAAAGAACAGTCTCTTGGTTCGGTTGGCAAAATTTATTTTGAAGGTAGTAATATATATGAAAAGGTTATGGATGCTGGCCAGAAGGTAAAAGCATTTGTTGATTACTATGGTAGTTTTGAGTCAATAATAATAGAGCATACTGTATTTATGAATAGTCCCAAGACTGCTGCAGATCTTGCACTAGTTCAAGGGGCTATTCTTGGTGCAGCAGGGCAATCTGGAACTAAAATTATAGGTAGAGTTTCTCCAATAACATGGCAAAACTACATTGGAAATAAAAAAATATCTAAAGATGAGCAACTTTTGATTCGTTCTCAAAACCCTGGTAAATCTGTTTCTTGGTATAAAGCATACGAGAGAATGTTACGCAAGGAAAGAACAATTAAATTTATTAATACTGTTTATGATAGAATAATTACAGATAACGATGTTGCAGATGCTTGCGGGATTGGACATTGGGCAATTAAAAATTGGGATAAGGCAACATTATAATGAGTGATAGAGATAGTTTTTCTTTTAAAGAAGAAGATAAACCAGTTGATTTATTAATTCACACTCTGTCTCCAACCAAATGGTTGTTGCTTGACAGAGAGACTGGTCAAATATATCAAGGAAATCCTGGCGGGTTTTGGGATAGACTTGACCCAGTAAACAGGAAAGATACATAATGCCAGAGTTAAATGCAAACATACCACCGATAAATTGTTATGTAAGAGGAAACTATTTACGCAATCATCAAGATAGCCATGATAAATACTTTGAGTGCGTAATCTTTGGCGTTTCAAGTTTAAAATCTAGAAGCCCATTATTTCATATCATGATGCCAGATGGTGGCCTTTGGTGGAGACTTCCAATATCTGCTTTTTGCACAGAGCCAGGAATTCCAGAAGTTGATCTTCATAATTTAGTTTTATGGAATTCTTTTAGTCATCATATTGCTGTAACAAGATTTGAAAATCTAACAAACCTAAGAATGTCTTATATAGATAGAACAAAGACAATGCATAAAGGAACCTATTTATTTACATTAGACTGGCATAACCCAGACACAAATGTTTTAGATGATGGATATTCTGAAAGTCCTGCAGACCACAAGTGTGGCCATGTCATACAAAGAGATGATGGAAATTTTGCAATACAGCCTAACAATAGAGTTAGAATATACGAGCCATCCTTTACCCTTGAAAAAGAATATTTAATTGATAGAATAATTAATGAAAGAAAATATGATGTTGAAAATCAAGATAAGTGGATCATGGAAAACTCGGATAGGTTTAACTATGACATTTCTGAAAAAGAAGTTGACAAATAACAATATGGCTGCTAAACTATATACATCAGAGATTTTTATGCGTAAGCGGTACCTTATGGATAAAAAAACTCCTGAAGAGATTGCTAAAGAGTGTGCTTGTACAGTAGAGACTGTATATGTCTATCTTGCTAAGTTTGGACTAAGGAAGTCAAAAAGATGAATAAAGCGCAAAAATTTTTAATAGGTTTAGGAATTACTGGTGCTGTTGGAATAACATATGTTCTTACAGCACTAAAAGGTTTGCCAGAAGCATTTGAGTGGGAGGAAGATGATGAGCAATAATTTAAATATTACAGTTGATCAGGTAAATCATCCACAGCATTATACGACAGACCCTTCTGGCGTTGAGTGTATAGAAATTACTCGTCACCGCAATTTTAACATTGGTAATGCTTTTAAGTACCTTTGGAGAGCGGGACTTAAAGATGAATCAAAGACCATTCAGGATCTTGAAAAAGCTATTTTTTATATTAAAGATGAAATCAATAGGCTAGAGGGCAAGTATGTCAACTGAAGAAGAGTTAGTTAAGCATCTTGACGTTATGAATGACGTTGTTGGAGAATATCTAAAAGGTAGTGATCCAACACAAATCTCAAAAGAGTTAGCAATTCCAAGAGTTCGTGTAGTTGCATACATTGATGAATGGAAAGAAAAAACTTCTAACAACACCGCTATCCGTGCCCGTGCCAAGGATGCACTTGCTGGTGCTGATGCACACTACAGCAAACTTATTTTAAAATCTTACGAGGTTATTGATGAAGCCTCTATGACTAATAACCTTAGTGCTAAGACTTCGGCAATTAAGCTTGTTATGGATATTGAATCTAAAAGAATTGATATGCTTCAAAAGGCTGGCCTTCTTGAAAATAAAGAGTTGGCCGAAGAGATGGTTGAGATTGAAAAACGACAAGAGGTTCTTGTTGGGATTCTTCGTGATATTGCATCTGAGCATCCAGAAGTCAGAGATATTATTATGAAACGGCTTTCTGCTATTGCAAAAGAAGGCGAGGTAATTACAGTTGTCCACGATGTTTAATGATTTTATTGAAGTATTAAAAAACAATAACTTTGAGGAAATGCCTGTAGATGCAAAAACTTTTGTTGAGGGAGAGCACTATCTTGCACAGCCACCACTTTCAGATATTCAATACGACATTGTTGAAGCAATGAGTCAAATTTATAGAATTGAAGATGTTATAGATATTCTTGGTCCTGAAAAAGGAAACCAATACTATAAAAAATATACAAAAAATGAAATAATTTTGCAACTTGGCAAGGGATCTGGAAAAGATTTTACATCAACAGTAGCCTGTGCATATATAGTATATAAACTCCTATGCCTTAAAGATCCAGCACGATATTTTGGCAAACCTTCTGGAGATGCTATTGATATTATTAACGTTGCTATTAACGCTCAGCAGGCTAAGAACGTTTTCTTTAAAGGTTTTAAAACTAAAATTGAAAAGTCTGAATGGTTTGCAGGAAAATATAATGCAAAAGCCGAAAGCATTGAGTTTGATAAGGGTATTACAGTTTACTCTGGTCACTCAGAGCGTGAATCACATGAAGGTTTGAACCTTATCCTTGCAGTACTTGATGAAATTTCTGGGTTTGCACAAGAGGTTGGCACAGGAAATGATCAAGGAAAGACTGCAGACAATATATATAAAGCCTTTCGTGCTTCTGTAGACTCTCGCTTTCCTGACCTTGGTAAGGTGGCACTGCTTTCATTCCCACGTTTTCCAGGGGACTTTATTTCACAAAAATATGAAGCGGCTATTATGGAAAAAGAAGTAATTACATACAACCATAGGTTTGTAATGAATCCAGATTTTCCAGACGACCTAGAAGGAAATCATTTAGATATTTCCTGGGATGAAGATCAAATTACATCATACAAATACCCTGGAGTATTTGCATTAAAAAGACCTACCTGGGTAGTCAATCCTACTCGCAAGATAGATGACTTTAGGCTTGCATTCTTTACAGATATGGGTGATGCAATGCAGCGTTTTGCTTGTGTACCAACTTTTGCTTCTGATGCATTTTTTAAACAAAAAGATAAACTTGAAAAATGTATGACGCTTAGAAACCCAATTGATAATAATAAAAGGTTTGACGAATCATTTAAGCCAGATCCAGACAAGGTATACTTTGTTCACGCTGACCTTGCACAAAAACACGATAAGTGTGCTGTTGCAATCGCCCATGTTGATAAGTGGGTCAATCTTCAGGTTGTTAAAGATTATGAACAGGTTGCGCCTATCATTATTGTAGATGCCGTCGTATGGTGGGAACCAAAGGTTGAAGGTCCAGTAAACCTTTCAGATGTAAAGCAATGGATTCAAAACCTTCGTAGACAAGGTTTTAATATTGGTATGGTTACATTTGACCGTTGGCAATCATTTGATATTCAACAAGAACTTCAAGCCGTAGGAATCAGAACTGACACTGTTTCTGTTGGTAAGAAGCACTATGAAGACCTTGCAATGATGATCTATGAAGAGCGTGTTGCTATGCCCTATAT